CATAAGTTTTTTTATCATCAGGACATAATACTTTAAACTTAGCAATTTCTCCCACAGATTTTGCTCGTATATTTAAAAATATATATTCTAAATCAAAAACTGGTAGATTATTTACAATGATTGAATCAAAAGTACAAGAAGTGACTATATCTTTTATAGCATTTACAATGTTTGTATTATTTCCACTTTCTAAAGCTATAAATAATATTTTTTCTTCTTTTACTAAAAAAGGTCTATATTTTACCTTTAAGTCTGTTGAGGGAAGTGTCAATTCATATGTAGGCACTTCAATTTTTGGTAACGTCATAATTTTCTCCTATATTATTATATATATGTTATTATTAAAAGAATGGAGGAAATACTTTTCCTCCAAATATTCTGCCTGTAGGTAAAGAACGTTTTATTTGTTCTAATACACCACGACCTGTTCTTTTTAATTCTGGTGGTAATCCGTCAGCAACTCCAGTAGGCAGTTTTCCTGCTGATCTTATTACATTTACTCTGTCTGGATCTGTAACAACTTCAACATCAGGATAATCTGATTGACCTAATGTTACTTGGCCAGTTTTATCAATAAAGTAATTTATCCAATATCTAAAATCAAATGTGACTTGAAAAGTTTGCACATCATTTTGTGCATAATCATATTCAACAGGACCAACAACTCTAGGATAACAGTCATAAAGTTTAACAGCATATGTTGTAGCGTCTCTTTCATTTCTTGTATCAAAACTACCTAATTGAAATATGTTTACGTCTGAAACATAGTTATCGTAAAAATTATAATTAAAAGTTGTTAAACTAAAAGCTGATTGTTGCCATAATTCAAAATATGTTCTTTCTCTTAAAAATTTATCACAATAAAAAACAGCATTGATAGATGCAGATTTAAAGTCAATAACAAACTTACGAGGTGGGCCATTATGTTTAGTTTCTTTCATTACCACTTCTCTTTCAGGCATCGCTATAGATTTACAAAAAGCATTTACCCTACGACCATGACTATTTTGATAACTATTCATTTCATTGTTGCTTTTAAAACTTATAGCTTCCTCAGCACTAGCTTGACTCTGTCTTCCGTCTTGTTTTAATTTACCTCCAGGTCTTGGTAAATTAAATTCTACATAAAATCTTGCTTTACGAGCAAATCCTTCGGCTTGATTTACATAAGATTGAACACGACCCATTGTGGTTTCTTTAATTGGTCTGCCTGTTGAAGTTATATTTTTTTGAAGTACAAATCTAGGATCACCTGATACCTCGTCTTTTGATATAAAAATAGGTTTATTATATTTTGACCCTACTCCAACATTTTCTAAAGACCTATCACGTGGTAAATCTACTCTAATATCATAATTACCTATTCTTTTGCCGCCTCTTAAAATTGCCATTAGATAAAACTCCTAGAAGCTGCGTAAACAGAACTTGCAGACCTTTTTTGAAATTGTTGAACAGGTAAATAAACAGCAATAGCGGCCTGTGTTAAATCTATTTTTAAAAAACTTGACCTTACGTGTTTAAATAAATATTTTTTAATTGTAGGTTTTACTAAAGGTATAGATTTTACACTACTCCAATTTACGTCTAGTCTTGTTGTTTTATTCATTTTATTATCTGTAGCAAATCTTTGCATTTGGTCTAACAATCTAAATCTTAAACCTGGTGATAAGTAATGAAAGTTTAATCCACTAAACCCACCAGGTATAGCTTCTAAAGGTAATACAAGTGGAAAAGTATCATAATAAGGTAATGTTTTTTTAAATTTAGGATCATAAAAAAATAAATTTAACAAACCTACATTAGGCCGACTTGTAAGTTTACCTTGACTCATTAACTTACTAGCACTTATATTACTAGCTATTGAAGCAACAGCTTTTTGATACCAACTTGCTGATTTTTGTTTACCACCTTGTTTATCTACAAGAGTGTCAAGTATATTTGCCATTTATATATTTATGTTAATTATAGACACCTATTTCTTTTTCAGTAAAAATTTTAAACTCTAAACCATTACCCTCGCAATACGTTTTTGCTGCCTCCCATTTAGCTTTATTCTTAATATACTCTAAATGTTCACGTAAATATGATTTACTCTGTTTTTTTGGCTTTTTAGGCGGAAAACATTGACGATATGGTTTTATCTCAACCATGTATTTTTTACCATTTTTTAACTTAAATATAAAATCAGGAAAATATCTGTGTATTCTATAGTCTATTGGTGAACGATAGATGATTGGCATTTCTTCACTTGCCCAAGACTCTATTGCGTCATTTTTATCTAAATAAACCATCATACGTCTTTCTAATAGTGAACGATATACTATTCTGTTTGGATCGCCTGCATATTTCTTAGGGTATGTTGGTTTATAAATTCCTTTAAAACTAGCTCTCATATCATATAAATATTACTAAAATATATAAACTATTTATGTCAGTATCAAAAGTATCAAATTTTTTACAATCAAATTTTAACAACTTGTCAACAAGTTTTAATATTCATAATAATAATTTAAATTCAATAACTCCTGGTAAACTAGCTTCATCATTAAGTAATCCTCAAATTACAGCAAATGCAGCAAAAATTATTGATAGATCGCCACTTGAGGCTGATTTTGAGCCATCAACAAGTCACATAAAAGAAAACCCCTATAAATATCAAACTATTTTTTATCCTCAAGATGTTGCTAATTTACCTACTGGTCATTATATGAGATTTGATATTTACCAAAATAATAAACAAAAGTACGTTAAAAATAATCCTAAAGGTGCAGGGCCTGACGCATCAGAAAGATTGAAGGCTGCTAAATTATATAACGAAGCGTCTTTTGGTAGACAAAGTCCTATTGGTAGACTTGGAAGAGCTCTATCAGTACCTTTTGGTGGTAGCACAGTAGGTTCAGATAAAGAAGCATTTGAATTAGCTCCAAGTGATAATAAAAGACAGTCTGGTATTCAAAGAAATAATAATACACACGCTTTTATAGAAGCTACAATATTACTTTACACGCCACCTCAAGTAAAAACCACTTATGCTGCAACTTATGCTGATGCTGAAACAGCTGGTTCAGGTGCGGTAACAGGCAGTAAAAATTTTGGTGATTTTTTAATGAATGCTGGAAAAAGTGTATTGATGGGAGTTAGAGATGTTGTTATGAATCTAGCAGGAACAATACCAAATGCTGGTGATGTAGCAGCCGCTACATCTAAAAAAACAGGTACAGCTAAAAATCCAAATATGGAATTAGTTTTTAAATCCGTGCCATTTAGAAAATTTGAATATACTTTTGAGTTTTCACCTAGAAATCAAAAAGAAGTAGATAGTATTAATAAAATATTAATATTATTTAGATTTCATATGCAACCAGGTTTACAAGGTGGTAGTTCCGCTTTTTTTGAAGTTCCTTCTGAGTTTGAATTAACATATATGTATATTGACAAACAAAATAAATATATACCTAAAATAGCAAGATGTGTGTTAACCGACATGACAATTGATCAGTCTCCTGAAGGCGTATTTACAACATTTAAAAGTGATCAAGAAGGAGCTTTTCCAACTTCAACAAAATTAACGTTAACTTTCCAAGAAAACGAAATTATGACTAAAGAAAAAGTAGCAGAAGGCTTTTAATGTCATACTTTAATTTATTTCCTAGATTATTATACGATTTAAAAAATGATAATAATGTAAAATTAACTACAGATTTTTTTCGTAGATTAAAAGTTAGAAGTAAAGTATTAAATGAAGCTGTGTTATATGACCTTTATGATGTTCAAGAGGGAGACACACCAGAATCTATCGCTTTTAAACATTTTGGAGATACAGGTTTAAATTGGGTAATACTTTTAACAAATGACATTACTGATAGATATTATGACTGGCCTTTAAGTAACTTTGAATTTGAAAATTACTTAAAAGAAAAATATACAAATCCTGATGGTATACATCATTATGAAATTACACAATCAAGTGGCAAAACAAGTGGTGAGGGGCCTACTGATTACGACCATTTAATAGAAGTAAATAGCACTACAGCGGGTGCCGTCTCAGTATCAAATAGAGAGTATGAAGAAAGAATACAAGATAAAAAAAGGCAAATAAAAATATTAGATGGTTCATATTTAAATTTATTAATAGAAGAATTTGAAGAATTGATGAGTTAATAATGTATAGTTTTATAAATCCTAGTATTTACGGAATACCTGGTAGTTTTGAATTAACAGATATTTTAATTACTTCATATCGTAGTAGCGCTGCGGATAGTAATCCTACTAAATTAGATATAAAAAGTTTAGTTATAGAGGTAAATATTTATGAAAGTATTTTTAATAAATGTTTATCAGGCAATATTGTTTTATTTGATGCAAATAATATTATAAGTCAATACCCTCTTACAGGTTTTGAAAGAATAGAATTTAAATTAAGATCACCAGGCATAAATCGTTTTTTTGATTTTTCAGAAAAAACTGGCCACCCAATGTACATTTATCAAGTTTCAGATAGATTTGAAATATCGCCACGATCACAAGCTTACATAATACATTTTTGTAGTAAAGAAATGATACGAAATGAACAAGTTATTGTATCAAAATCGTATAAAGATACAATATCAAATATTGCTTCTTTTATATTATATGAAGATATTAATTTAGACACACAAAAAAAATTTTTTGTAGAACCATCTTATAGTGTTCATCAATATGTTTTTCCACAAATTTCTCCGTTTGAGTGTATAGATTTAATCAGTAAAGACGTAAGAAGTTTAAGATACGACAATTCTGGTTTTTATTTTTTTGAAACAGCAGAGGGTTTTAATTTTAAATCATTAGAAAATTTACTAGCACTTACTTCTGAAGTTGGTCGACCCACAATGGCAAGGTTTGAATCGATACCGGCTAACGTCAGAAATCAACCTATGGGTCAAAGAGATGTAGGTCGAGAAATGATGATTATACAAGAATATCAAGTTACAAGTCAATTTGATACACTTAAAAATTTAAGAAACGGTGTTTATGGCAGTAATTTAATAACACATGATTTACTTAAAAAAACTTTTAGAAATACAATATTTGATTATTTTAATGATTTTGAACTTTCTTTTCATACAGAACTATTTAAAAATGGTCGTGCTAATTTAAGTCAAGGTATTACACCTCTTACAAAATTTAATAAAGATAAGTTTGTATCAGAAGAATCAGGTGTATTATATTTTAAATCAAGCACTACACAATTGCATGATAATGTTGAAATACCTGAAACGCCACAAATACTACAAAAAAGACTTTCACAACGATTGGCATTTGAAACTTTTAAAATAGAAATAAAAGTGCACGGATTTACAGGTATATCAGTAGGAGACATGGTAACACTAATATTACCGTCTTACGGTGTAAAAGATAAAACCGACCCTAAGGATCAAGATCCTATACTATCTGGTCGATACTTAGTCGCTTCAATACGTCATCAAATCAATCAATCAGATAAAAAACATTATATGTTTTTAGAATGTTTAAAAGACAGCGTAAAAATACCATATTCAAGTGAATTTACAGATACATTTACAGATCGAGAAAAGAAAGAAAAAGGCGTTATTAGTACATATGAGCAAGACGATGCAAAAATAACTAACAATACAGTAACAAACGAGGTATTTAAAACATAATGAAAGACACTTCGAGACCGCCGCTCCGAGACCGCCCGCTAAAAAGCTATGTAGATATATGCAACTGGCCTTTTTACATGAAACGAGAGTGGTACTCACACTAAATATAGGTAACTATGAAACATTGTGAATTAAACTTTAAAATACTTAAAAACATATTTAAACGACTTAAAGGCATATGCTCAGGTTGCCGTAAGGTATCTAAAGTAAAATCAAAAACAAAATATGATAAAAGAGGGTACTACAAGTAAATTATGAAACTAATAGATTATATAGAGGCCGGTCTTCTAAAACTTATAGATAAAGTGCGAGTTGCTCACGTGTTGTTTCACGAATGCTTTATATATTATGTGATTTTTCTTATGTTTTTGCATTTTTATCTGTTTTATAAAATGGCCAGTTTCTTTGCGTAGGATTTAAATAAATGATTAAATATGGCGTATGTGTAGGTGTGTTTATCAAACGAGTCAACGGTCTTTTTTATGATTAACGAGAACTTTATAGGCCTGAACGGTTTTATCTGGTTTGTAGGCGTAGTCGAGAGTCGTGCCGATCCTCTCTATGCTGGCCGTTGCAAAGTACGTGTTCTTGGTACTCATACAGAAAATTTATCTTTATTACCTACGGCGGATCTTCCATGGGCCAGCGTAATGATGTCAACAACTTCGAGTGGCATTTCAGGCATTGGGTATTCACCGTCAGGTCTTGTTGAAGGTTCTTGGGTACTCGGTTACTTTAGAGATGGCATGCGTCGTCAAGAACCTGTGATACTTGGCAGTTTACCAGGGCGGCCAGAAGAATTGGCAGACAATCGTAAGGGTTTTTATGATCCAAATGAAATCTATCCACGATATAAAAATGAGTCAGACGTGAATCGTTTGGCGGTCAATTTAAAAGACTCGAATGGTAATGAAATCAATCCTCATTTATCTTTAACATTAAGAAGAGCAACACGTATTACAGGAATTGCAACGGCCGACTTTAATTCAATGACAACGGCGGATATTGATTTTACAGTGAGCGCGAGTGATGGTGATACATGGAATCAACCTGAAATATCTTATAATGCGTCTTATCCTTACAATCACGTATATGAGTCTGAGTCGGGCCATTTGTTCGAATTTGACGATACAAACAATGCAGAACGTATTCATTTA